TGTCTGAATTCCGAAGCTAGCTAAAACTCCTGTAAAAACCGAAGCTATAAATGTCGGATCAATTTTCTGCTGAGGAACGCCAGGTATGGCAACGTAATTTAAAGTCAAAATTCCGCCGGACCATACCAACACGCCAAGTCTGACGAATGTTGATATTATAGCAGCTTGTTCAGCTGCATCTGGTAGTATAGCATCTTTTAGTTTGCTAAGAGCACCTTTCTTTTTCTCTTCCTCTTGAAGTTCTTCTTTAACTTCTTCGGGCATAGAATTTACAGCAAGTCATTCTATTTATCACCTATTAAGTTCTGTCTGAATTGTTTATACCTTATTGCAGCACTTCTACTATCTTGTACACTAACAAATTCTTTTGATGCTTGTACCATCTGATCAATAGAATCATTCCCGTCAAGTTTAGTTTTAAGAGTCATTCTTTCAACAGGTATAACTCCAAAAAATCTATTATATCTATCTTGTCCCGTCTCTCCTGGTCCCTGAAAACCTTGATCTAAAGGAGTGATATCATGTGGAAATAATTTTGGCACATACCCTGCCATGGAAGGATTATCTGGTACTACCGGACCAGACATACTAGGAGTTTCTGATATAAACTGCTTAAAGGTCTTCATCCTAATGCCAGCACCATTCCGATAGATGCTTTACCTGTCAAATTAGAACCGTCACCATAGTAAGTTACTGCTGCGCCTGCAATTGCAGTAACCACACCAGAAACATTTATACCACTATTGGCTGTTATAATACCGATAGAATCAACGTTTGTTACATCTTCATATGTAATAGTTCCTGCCGCTGATATATTACCCTTAACATGTAAACTCTTTGCTATACCAACACCACCACTGAATAATACAGAACCATTATCCCAATCATGTGATTCAGTAGTATTGCTAAAAGTAACAATACCACTCATACTCATACCCATTCCAGTGGTATTACCCTGCTTCAATGTCTGATCTAAAGTCTCTGCATCTGTAGTTAATGCGGTACTAGCAATACCAACAATTTTTAAATTAGAGTCATATATCAATACTGTACCTGTATTGATACCTGGATTAGCAGCAGTAGTACTATACTTGGTATAAGTTCCAATACCAACGTCTTCTAGATCATCAAAACGTACAGCACCTCCACCACCTAGAGTAGAAAGTTGAGTTTGTATCCTATTAATAAAAAGTCTGTAATGTTTTGCTAGATCTTCATGAGTAGCAAACTTTTGATCCAAAGGTGTTAATGGATCTGAATTGTCAACATCTGGTGGAATATTTAAAAGTCCTTCTTGTATATCATGTTGTTTTAATTTTATATCATATACAAGAGCTTTTAACTCAGTTAAATCCTTAAGTTCTTTTCTAATATTCTTTAAATCTTCTTCATAATACTTTGGTTTAGGTAAAGTCTTAATTCTCTCTGAAAGAGAATTGACCTCCTTATCCATATGCTTAGCAAGATTATCTGTAGATTCAACAAATGATTCTTGTAGATTCTCTACAGTTTTCTTTGTTACCTCACTAAAAGCATCAAACCTTTCTCCAACTTTATCATTAAAGGTTATCTCAAATTCTTTCTGATTTGATTTAAGTTTCTTCTGAAGATTCCAGATAACAGTAGACTGTTCCCTAAGTTGCTTAAAGATATCTTTTCTTACAGTATCAACTCTTTCATGAATAGTCTTAAAATCAGTCTTTGTCTCAAACTGTTTAGTATCTGTTTCCTCATTTATTCTTTCTAATTCATGAGTTACTCTTGTTGCAAGAGTAGATATTGTATCTCTTACAGACCTAAAATCTTCATCGATAACATTGAATCCTTTTCCAACCCAAGCAAAATCAGGGACTTCGGTGACTTTGTGAATCCAAGTTGGTAAAGAAGGGATAGAGTCTTCAACTTTACTAATTGACTCTCGTAATGTTTGTAACTCATCTTCATAATACCTAATCTCTGGTACTACTGGTATCTCCTCTTTTATCTGCTGAATAGTAGCAGATAACTCTTCTAATTCTGGAGCATAATCTTTAACTTCTGGTATCTCTGGTATATCCTTACGGACATCATTAACCATTCTTACCAATTCACCCCATTCAGGTGCTTTAATAATATCTTCTACTTCTAAAAAGGCATTACCATCGGCATCCTCAATAGTTTGTATTTCTTCTTCAACTTCTTCTATCTCTTCAGGTAAAAATTGAGATACAGAAGGTAATCCTTCAGGCTCAACAATAAACTCGTCTATTGACGGGAGATCAACAATCGGAGTTTTGCTTACCATATCTTTATTTATTTTGAGCCTTAGTAGCATCTTTTAGCATCTTTGCTAATTCATTAGTTGAACCAACAAACAAAGCATTTGTTACATTCGTTGGAGACCTTTCTTTCTCCTCTTCAACATCTTTAAGTTTCTTCTGCAGATCCATCAATTTATCGGTGGCATCTGAGACTGATTTGACGAGTTGTCCGGCAACTTCGTACGCTCTTGGCATTTCGCTCTCTTGAGCAAGTTCAAGAATTCCATTAATTGCTTCTTGTCCTTTCTCAATGATAGAATATAAATTGCCTCTTGTATATTCGTAGTCATTTCTGATATCCGTCTTATCCCTTTCTAGGGGTGGTTTTTGGATACCAACCTTCTTAACATCTGCAACAACTTCACTTGCTACATCGAACGTTTTTTCTAATTCAGTAAAGTCTGCCATAATTAAACATCCTTATCTTGAGATGGACTATACTGCTTAAAGTCCTGGAAGAATGAAGTTGTTTCATTGAAACCAAAATCATCACCCATATCAATAAGTGCATCATCAGCAGTAGTAATAAGATCTACTGTAGCACCATTGACATGTTCTGCAGCAGTGGTTCCCTCTTGTCCACGAAGAACAACAAGGTTATTGCCATCAATCTCTGTGATTTTGATATTCTCAGTACCAACATAGATATGATCCTTCACACTGAGTGAAGATGCATCTGCTACAGTAACAAGAGTCTCTGTAGTATCAAGGGTTTCTGCCAAATATGTTGTACCATCATTAGTGTAATCCTTAATAGCACGTGGTGTAACACTGTAGCGAACTTCTCTTCTAAAGTCCTTACCTTTCCTTGTACTGTAATCAATAGTTGCTTTCTTGATTAATCCAGTAGAAGCAGAAGGAATAGGGCCAAAGAGGTATGTCTTGGCAGTAAATGTAAGTGTATAAACTAATGCTCGACGTTCTGAGAAATCTCCCTCATAATCATCAGTGAAAGAAACGCTATCTAAAACAATGGGTACGTCTCTCTTTTCACCGATGGATGAGAGTAAATTAATGTTTAAATTATAAGAAGGTTGGAAGTAAGGTAATATCTGTTCTACTATCTGTAATGCATCATCATTTATTTTAGTAAGCGCATTCAATTCAAACGTCATATTATATGGCACTGGCATATAAACCTGTCGTGCCTGTGTCTTGTCGCTTGTAGGAGCAGTTAAAAAAGTTTGTGTTTGAGTTACCTTTCTAGATGGATCATAACTTAATCCAGTAAATTCAAATGATAACCTAGGAAGTGTTAAAGCCGGTGCTCCTTTTAAATCTGGTGTTTGTTCAACTCTTGCCAAAAATTTCTGAATTGGACCATAGGCAAGTGGAACCTTCATAACACTGATTCCTTTGCCAGTGCCATCCACCTTTCTGATTTGAACGTTGTTAAAAAGGGTTCCAAAACCAATGACGGTTTTTCTCAGGATCTCATGATAGAAATATTCAAACACAGACTAAATACCGAGTTAACTAGTTACTATTTAACAGATTTTCAGATCCACCCATCGTAATAGTAGTACCATTCTTTGTTGCCATCCTATACATTTTCTCATGCATAGTCACAATTTCTTCAGCACCTTTCTCATTATCCGGTGTTGACTTATGACGTGAAGCATAACTACTACCGGATTTATCAGTCGCAATTGGCATAGAATCTAGGGGGTTTTTGTGTATGGGTGGAAACCACTCAGCACCACCATCAGGATCATAATAACCGTATTCAGGTTCTTTTTCCATTTAAGCGTCTCCAAATGGGTTCTTTCTTGTCCAATCAAGAATATCATCACCCGTTGATTGTATTGTAGCATTATCTGCGTATGGTGTCACTAGATCATCAGTAGTATCCACTGCAAGAGTGTAAACTGCTCCGGATTCGTCACCAGTAATAGATTCTCCTTGGAGGAATGTTCCTGTTGCAATACCAACCACAAGGGTTTTAGTATCGACATCCCAAGACTTGACTCTTGCTTTAGTTTCTGTGGTACCACCTGTAACCTCCTCATTAAAGTAGAAATCACCAGAACCAAGCAACCCTGGATCACTAATGGTAATTGTAGGTACATCAGTATATCCTGCACCAGCATTAACTATTCTAGCAGACTGTATAGTACCACCAGTAGCAACTAATACCCCAGTTGCAGTTGTACCTGTTCCAGGGGCAGCAAACGTGATTGTAGGTGTAGTTCCATAGTATCCAGCACCACCGTCTGTAATCGTAACTACTCCAACAGTTCCTGTAGTAGCAATACCAACTGTTACAGCAATACCTGTTCCACCTCCACCAGCAAATGTAACAGATGGTGGTGATAGATAACCAGCACCAGGATCAGTTATACGAATACTCTCAATAGCATAAGAAGTAGTAAGTCCAACCATACTGGTTGTAATCGCTACAGCAGTAGCTGTAATGCCGCCACCTGGAGCAGAAGAAATTGCAACTGTGGGGGTTGCCCTGTATCCGCTTCCAGAATTAAGGAGATCAATGAACTGAATACCGCCGTCTCTAAATGTGGTGACAGCAGTAGCTGTTGTTCCGATACCAGTAAGTGTGAGAGTTTGTGAGTATCCAAGGTCGGAGGTTTCGTCATCAATCTGACCAACTCCAGTATCAACCGTTTCGTCTTCATAACGGAATACTTCACACTGGAGTTCGTAGACATAAAGTTCTTTTAATTGGAAGAATGGTTTAGCATGTTCAACAAATTTAATTTCATATAGCCTATCATCTAATGGGAACCAGATTATATCCCCTTCCCTCGGTCTGGTGGATACCGTAATTCCCGTTTCATTTCTAATAAGAGGTTGGATGTATGTTTTGAATCTCTCTCTAGAAATAACCAAATTAATATCTTGCTGAACCTCAACACCGAACTTTGATAGTATTGTACCATTACCCTGATAGACATCATAGTTGTTAACGTATGCTTCTAATGGATAAGCATCATCAAACTTTGACTGTATTACTTCTTTAATGACTGTATTAGTCGTCAAATATTTACGAGGAAGATAATAGCATTCAACACCATACATCTTAATCATCTCATTATTGAGAGATTGAAGAAGGTCTTGCTCGTTACGAGTTCCTTGAGTGAAAAATGGATTTAATGCCATTAGCCTATCATATCAAGTGGTAGTTCTTCATAATCCCAAGTCATTCTATCCTGTATCTTATCAAGTTCAAGTTGAGCATCATCATAAATTTGTCTACCATTCAATTCAATTCCACCAGGAAGTTTAACTCCTTGGAATTTCATCATATTCGAACCCCACTGTCTTTTAAGAAGAGCAGTGTAGTATCTCTTAACAAACCTATCATTAAATACTGCAGTAGATTGTGTGGGATCTAATATTCGCCAACAATCAATAATCAAATAGTCACCAATTGATAAACTATTGTAATCAATATCAAGGTATAATCTTTCTTGCCTAACATTAAATCTAATCTGCTTCTCTGTATTCAATAAGAAATCAATATCTTCCAACTTTGTCTTTGTCATTGCATAAGTCAGCAATTCAATTGAATTGAAGTAATAAACATCATTCAAGAATAACTGATATTTCACACTAAACATATTATTAGTCATCGTGTTCGAACCATCGAACCGATATATCTTATTGATACCTACTATGGTATCAGGCATCTTAATATAATTACTATTCTCTTCAAAAGAGAAGGTTTCATCCGCACCAGAAGTAGTCCCTATACCGGTACTTGCTGCCTGTGTAACGGTTGTTGTTACTATTCCTACTGATCCAATGCCTCTATTAATATCATCTGCTGTAATCTTATATTTCATAGGCATCTTCACGACACCATCATAATGCCTTTCTTGCCACATTTGGAACGCATCGTCAAGACAATCCTCACATTGCTCATCAGCAACGTTAATCTCGACTACAGGCGCACCTAATTGTCGCTTCGCGTATTCTATTAATTGCGATCTAGAAGCAGGCTTCGCCATATTCCCAATTTTTTAATTATTTATCAAAGGGAGGAAGAAATGCCACCCCTAACCAAAAGTTGTCCCTCTACAATTCTATTTACAGTACTTCCATCTTTCGCATTTACATCATAAAAATATCTACCTTCTGTTAATTCCGAGGTTTGTGTAGTAGTTAATCCAATAAAGAACTTACCATCATAAGCACTTGTTAACCCTACAGTAAACGTAGCAGTTGCAGCTGCTCCAACATACTTTGCCATTTGTCCGGACAAAGTTTGATCTGTCATGTCATATGCTGAACCTGCAGGAATATTAACAGTATAGGTGCAAGTAAATGATGCACCAACATTTATTACCAGGTCAGCTACTGGTGGATAATCGGAATCCACATCAAATGTAAAAGTTCTAGTTGACATTTACAATACCCTTTAATAAGTCTTTGATTTCTTTAAGTTCACTTTTAAGTTCATCTAATTCTGCTCTCTCACTTTTTTTAATTTTACGAGCAGCAATGTACTTTTTGTATTCAGTCATATCAGTAGAAACAATTGCGTTTGATTCTTCATCTCTGTAAAGAGCATGATTGTCTTTTACAGGTATCATGATAATGCAACTGCTCTAAATTCTCTAATCCTAGGAGGTTTAGCCTGACTAGTTCCAGTCATCATAATCTTAATCTTAAATCCATTAAATTCTTTCAAATCATTAATACTAAACTCATACTCACGGAAATCATCCCTTTGTTGTGATGGAGCTACAAAATTGTCAGGAAGTCCTGAATTATTCGCAGTACTCACAATAGTACCATTTTCATCAAGATTATCATATCCAGGGAAGAGTTGATAACGTGTTTGGTTATCAGAAGAATCTTCTCTAAAGATGCTATATGCAACTCTAATATCAGATGTACTTGCTCTAGTAGCAGCAAATAAAACTTTTATACCAGTAGCAGGAACTTTAAGTCCTATATTTTTGGTTACATAAGTTGCAGATGTTGGATCTTCCCCACCAATCTTCACTTTATCATTGTCAGCAAATATAGTAACTGTATCATCAATTCTATTGGTAGTAAGAATTGTACTTACTCTATCAATATCAATAACTGGTGAGACATTAATATCATCACTATTCAAATCACATTGAATATTCATTGACTTATTGCCAGGAAGGGTAGTTAATTTACTATCTTCATTGACTTTAGAAGCAATCATTCGAGGTGTTTCAAAATAATTGGAATCGTTTAAACGAATTCCTTGGTATCCTTCATCTTCAAATGATGTTTCAATACCACTTACACTTCTAGCACTAACGGTTCTAATCCTAGATACAATATTCGTTCCCTTAGGAGCAAGAGTTTGAACATTAGGTGTCAATACTTCAAATTGAATATTTTGAGAAGCATGAATTCTTGACTCACCAGCTGTCTTTGTATCATCAAAATACAAACTTGGGAATCCATTAGCACTTGCAGATCTACTAGTACCAATTCCAACACCATCAGAAGATGTCTCACCCATATCAATACCAAGATAATAACTATCCATAGTGATTGGATGTGAACCTTGATTAGCCACCTCTGACATGTTATGCGTCTTATTAAGTCTTCTTAAAGACACTCCATTAAATTCATACTTATAAACTAAAGAGTTTAATGGATGTGTAAACGCAACGGTAGAATCTTGTGCTCTGGTAACCCCACTAATAGTATTTCCACTAACGGAAGTATACTTAATAATCTCATCTCCAATCTTAAGATATCCAGGATTAGTAGTACCAACACCAACACTCTCAAACGAAGTAAATGCTGTACCAGCACTAACGGTAATATCACTCGTACTATCTCTTCCATAAGCAGCAGGAATTAATGTTGGAGCAATATCACTTACAATACCCTCAATCTTAACCAGGTTATTGGATTCATGCATAGCATGATTTCTATGACGAACCTTAACTGTTTTTCCATCATATAATGGATCTGTAACAACTTGTCCGTTAAGGATAGTTACATTAGAACCTGATCCATTAATCTCAGATCTAATACCAACATCAGTAACATATACCATGCTAGAACCAGCGGCAATAAAGTCACCCTCAACTTTATCTAAGAATAATGTATTAGTAAATCCAATAGAAACAACAGAGAGTTGTGCTCCAGTACCAATACCATTCATAGAAGCAGTTGGAATACCAACCACATCACCAACTTTATATCCTCTTCCACCATCAGTAACACTAACAAGTCCAACTAAACCTGCCTTATCGTCAGGATTCTGATATACAGAACCAGCAGTACCTACTTGAACAGTAACTACCATTCCAGAACCACCACCAGTAAGGGTATATGGTTGAATACTCTCTGTAGTTGCAACAGTATAACCTGTTCCTGGACTAATTGCTTTTAGAGCAGCTGTAGAACCACTACTTACAACAGAACCACCGATAGCAATAATATTTCCAACTCCTCCGGATAACCCAGATCCTGTCTGAGCGATAGCCACACCAGTAGCAATACCCAAACTATCAATAGTATCTGCTATTGAAGAAGTTAATCCCAATGTAACTCTCTTAGAGTATGAAGTAATTGGGTTTGAATTTAACTCAACCAGTTCGTTGTTTCCAACATTGAGTTGAGGGTTATAAAAATTAACTGTTCCTGTAGTTCCAGCAGTAAATTCTGCTTTGTTAATAGTAAACTTAAGATCTTCGAACTGAGAAGCACTCCAAGTAGAAGCATTCTGAGACTTGAACAAAGAACCAAGATATGGTTGCTGAGTAATAAGTATCTTTTGTGATTCACCTAATCCAGTTGTCGAAATATCTTCTTCACCGAGTCGAGATATCCAAACATTATATTCTGTTGATGGTGATATGACAACTAAAGCATATTCTCCACCACCCTCAAGGTATACTGGGGCATCAAATGTAAATCGCGTAGCAGCAGAAGCATCTGTCGATACTGTAATGCTAGAAGATTCTACATCTTTCTTACTGAAAGGTATAATAGTTGTAGTTGGATAACCAGTATCAACAGTTCTAACTTCAACACCACAGGGTAATTCTTCATCCTTTGTTGAGAAGAACAAATCTACACTTGTAAGGAATACACCATTTGGTTCTGGTACACTAAAGGTTTGTGCTAGAGGATCACTCCATCTAGTAATCACGCGCTGCGCGACTTGCGTAGTGGTTTCACCAAGCACAGGCCCATCTCTTCTACCAACTTCTCTTCTTTGAATGTTGGTAAGTACTCTATTATCAGTTAAATCTTCAGCTACAATCTCAGCATTCCTTGTATTAATGATTGTCTCTTGAAGAGTTTCAATAATACCTGAAGACTCATAATTTTTCTCAACTGCAGTAGTAATAGTTCCTGGAATAAGAGAATTAACAGCAGATGAAGTAAAGCGGAGACTCTTATTACCAGAAGTAAATTGTGGGTTTTCAGCAATAGAGGAATCAGGAATAAAGAAGGAACCAATTAAAGTACCAACATTATCACTTACCAAACGAGAAGTTGTAATAGTTGCTTGAGCACCACTTGTCTGTCCTCTTAAAGTCATGGTACCATTCACAAATCCATAATAATCACCTTGTGGTTGATTCTGTAGACTGAAAGTATCTACATTAAGCAATCCTGTAGTTGAAGTATAAACATCAGAAATCCCTTCTTCGTCATTGTATGGATTGACAGTATAAGTATCCGATGGAGCATTATATGGCCCATACTTATGATTCAGAGAAGCAACTCTAAACTGAATATATGGTGTAGATGCTGTTCTTGCACCCTCATCCAAAATAGATGGAGTCGCAATAACTGTTTCACCTATTTGGAAAGTACCATTTGTCATAGTTACTTCCAACAGTTTGGGGAAGCAGAACTTAGTAACATCTTCACCTTCGAAGAATGGGAAGAGTTGAGTTCTTGGTTTAACGTTCCTAACTACAAATTCAATATTACGTGAACGCATAAACGGCAAATTATCCCGCTCAACGACACGATCACCTAAAGATTCAGAATCAATCTTTTCAACAACCCTAGTAGCAAGTCCTGTTCTAGACTGATTAGTACTAGTTGTTGTTTCTTGGTTAGTTACATCAACCTGGATTTCACGAGCATTGACTGTTACCCATCTTGTGAAGGATTGACTTGGTTGTCCCCATCCACGGTTACCAGCAACATCAATTGTTCTAGGAACATCTCCTGTTCTTTCTGTCCTGGTAGTCTGAGTAACAGTTGTTGCTACATCAACACCAATCCAGTCTGTTTGCCATGCATTCCAAACTGTAGAAACAAGTCCTGTATTTTCATCAGCACCCATTTCACTAATAGTATCCTCATAATCCCCTTCAATGTTAACATTACGAGCATCAATTCTTCTTGTATCGATCCAGACATCTGAAGATGGATTAAGTTCCATACTTCCACGCCAGAAGATTACCGCAAATGGTTGAACATTCTCCGTTCTAGAAGCATAGACGTTCTTTACCATATCAATTTCACTATAATCAAGAGTAATTAAATCACCGGTTCTACGACATCCACTACCTACTAAATCTGTTGCAAAACCATAATCTTGAGCAGTATCGGCATCTTGTCCAATACCAATAATTGAATTAGTTCCTAAAAGGAGATCAACTGCAGTTGTATAATGTGAAGGACGTAATTCACCAAGATTCTTATCAATAGAAGCCTTATAATCTGGGTCTAACTTACTAGACGCTGTATTTGACTTAAAGTTATCGACTAAGAAACCACACTTAAATCTATCTAAACCCTCTGCATCTTTGATTGACATATTTTTAGTGTCACTCTCAAGCATTGAAAGAGCAGTGTAATACTCAAGATTCTTAACTCTTTGATCAATTCTACCAATATCGGACATCCGATATCTCTTATAATTCTTAAGAAGAGTCTTAACTTGGTCTGCTTCATAAGTATAAGCAGGAATATATATTGTTCCAATATCTAAAGCACCACTCACTGCTTCTGGTGGAACTGGTTCATCAGCAGGAAGTCCTGTCTGAATCTGGAAAGAACCATTAGTTGTTAAGAAAAGTCTATCAATCCTTCCAAGATAATATGAATAGGTGAGAATTAAAGTCTCATCATCAGAAAGGATGTTAGGAGCACTTTGCCCAGTTCCAGTAAATTCTCTTGAAGAAAATTCAAATGGGGAAGTTGTAGCAGACGATGGATCGTAAGTAGAAACCCTTGGACGAATATCAATGTAATCTGATAGTCTATCTGTAAGGTTTATGTCAAGATAGAAGATGTCATTGTCATACCTTTCAGCACCATAACTCTTAATACTAAAGACATCTCCTTCATCAGATGATGGAACAGCGTAATATTGATAGACAATTTTTAACCTTCCAACCGGATATCCTTCTCCATCCTTTCTAATAATTCTACCATAATCATAGAAAGAAGGGCGTTGTCCTGAATCAACTCTATACTTATTCAGTATATCTCTATCACCAATTGTAAAGGCAGTTACTGTTCCTTGAATACCAGAAGTTTGGAAAGTAGCAACATCTCCAATCTGGAACTGAGCCCCATTACGATAACAGATGCCAATTTGAGATGCATTTGTTATTTCAACCACAACCGCAACAGCGCCATTAGAAGAAATAATTTCCTCACCAACCGTTAAATCAGAAGTTGTCCCATTAGGACCTGATAATGATGCCATCGTAATCGATGGTAAATCAGGATCCGTCATATCATTGGATTCATAAACTCCAAGAACCCTAACAACATCAGGAACATTCAGAGAAATTTCTTCATCCTCAACACGTGTTCCATAAAGATTACTATATGTCAATCCATTCTGAAGACTTTGGATTGAACTACCAGAACCAACTTTATTGGATCTGGTTATAATTGTATTAGCGACATTAAATCTTTTTTCTTTAGAAGATGGATTACTCTTTTTGAGAGTTACATCAACTCTTGTTTGGGTGTCTGCTGCAACATTTAAATTAAAGAAATTAATAGTCTTACTATCAGCACTAATCTCTACTTGGCCAGCAGTAAGTGGTTCATGAGAACCATCACCATATGATATTACATACCTCTCAGGTGTGAATGGCATATATGTGAAATCTGCACCAATACTAAATTGTGCTGCAGATATTTGATTACTTGCTACCGTAACATTTTGGAACTGTTTCTTAACTACTATATGAGAATTAAGTATATTAATATCACTGACATTACTATTAGGTAATTTTGTAAGAAAGGAATTGCCATCTTTAACTCTAGCATCAAGAGAACGAATCTTTAAAGAGTTGGTTACAACATCATTGACACCAGGAAGTTGTCCATTATAAACACCAGATACTGATGTAGCAGCAGCAACAGTAAGACTTGCTCCATCTTCTGAAACAACGGTAACTATGTTTAAACTGGTATCAGTAGTAGTCCCACCATATGAAACATAATTACCAGCAGTTACAATACCAGCAAAATTATTACCAGCACTTGTTATAGTAGATATTCCTTGATTTCCTGGAGTAATAGTATATGTTGGATTATTTCCTAAGAAAGTAGATGCTTTAGGTGTAACAGCATGTGGTAATTTAAAATCAGCATTAAATGTCTGTCCAACTCCAGGGTTGGAATAAACAGAAAATACATCATTTAATCCATAATCGAAAACAGTCTTAATTACTGGACCAACATCATTACCATTAACTTTAAAAGATTCGTCTTTAACAAAATTACCAGTACTGCAATAAACACTGAATTCCGAAGCACCTGTCACAGCGCTCACCAGATACGCCTCAGCACCGCTAGAATCGCCCGTAATACGAGCGGGGAGGGAAATATTGATATCAGTGCTAATACCCAGTGTAGTGTATGTCTGAATGTCAAATAAACGTAAATCCCACTCATTCTGATCTTGAAGTGTTGTGCGAAGATTTACTGATTCTGCAGAGAAATTATATACCTTTGCTTTACCAATTTCACCACCAGCAGCAGTTGCAGTTGTAACACCAATTCTTTCACTTCTAAGTGAAACATATGCAGTAGTCCCTAATCCAACATTAGGAGTACCGAATGCTCTGTTTACGATAAACTGAGTACCAGTATTATAATCTATACCAACATCCTTTACCTCTTTTGTTGTTCTTGCTTTAGGAACATCAATATTTGTATTAGCAATTGTCTCAACATCATAACCACGAACATATGCCTTACCAGGACTAATCTGATAAACCATCAAAGCACTAGATGGAGTATTACCATCTTGTGTAGTTTGTCCAGGTAAATATAATCCTTTATTTCCTTTTCTATTGTTTAATGACTCTTTAGCTTTAAGTCTAAAAGGTTTTATATAATAATTACCAGATTCATCAAATGTTCTCTTAGCAAGAGCATCTCTAATTAAAGAATGTTGTGCGTCATCTTGGAAAAATTCTTTTTGTCCATCAACCAGACGCATGATTTCAACAAAATTCTCATCATTAAGTTCATCAACATCTTTTTTTGCTAAAACAGCAGATATTTTAAGTCTATCTGCTCCAGGAGCAGCAAAGTTATTAAATCCTTTAGCATTATCATATAAAGCTTCATCAGCACCAGCAGTTATAATTTCTTCTGTTACACTCAATCCTACTCGATAAGAAGGAGTATTTGTATACTGATCAAGAATAAGTGTCTGTTTTGCAACTCTTACAAAATTACCCCTTAAGAAATAGACACCTTCTGTAATTTGAACTGCGCATCCAGTTGAAGTAGCACTAGAAGGAATAGCATTTGCAAATCCTTCATTTGACGCAATAACAGTATTTGCATATGTTATAGATGCTAATGTTAAAAGTGTTTCTCCATCTTGGAAAGTTTGTCCACTAAAAGTAGTAGACGACTTCTCATACTGAAGATAAAATGTTAAATTACCATTATCAGACTCACCTTCAGTGATATAATCAACAACTTTTGCTGTAACACCAGAAACTTCTCCCTTAATCCTCTTACCAATTAACTTCTCAGCGTAAAAAGAAACTGGAATACCAAAATATGCTGCTTCAACTTGAACAGCGTAATAATTACTTTGATAAGAAAGTTGTCCAGGTATTACTTTAGAACCTTCCCTGAATATATGATCGCCAAATTTTTCAATCTGATTTTGAAGTATTGATTGTAACCCTGTTAATTCCCTAGCCTGAACTGGATATCCAGGCTTGAATAGCACCTTGTGAAAATCATTTGCCGCATCAAAATCGTCAAAATACGGACTAACGTTTAGGTTCGTTTCCTGTGACATGTTTTAGAACTCTACGATGATTTTGATGTCTTCTTTTTGATTAGTGGATCTAGTGATAGATGCCCTATTATCAACGTATATAATATCTCCAGAATATTTTTTAACTTCTGGAGGAGCAACACCTTCTGTAAAAGTTTGCCCAAGGTTATACGTCTTATTATTTATTACAGTGGTTATACCGCTATAGTCTAAGTCAATACTCAAATCAACAGAACCACCACTAATAACAGTAGTTCCTCCTGTACCGACATCTGACACAAAGTCATGCAACTCAAATCCATATTCTGGATTTGTTTTTGCTATACCAGCAGTAGTAAATCCAGCAAGTGCACTAGACTGCCAGAATTTTAAAACTCTCGTTGTTGCATTCCATGCTACCACCTGTCCTACTGCTGTAGAACCAACTCCAACTGTTTGACGAATTCTAGCGTCAGCAGTAAATGTTGCTGCAGTAACACCAGCACCCGTTAATCTTAAAGCATAAACTGCACTTGCTTGAGTTGAAGTAATTACTGTAGTAGAATCCGTTTCTTCTGGATTCTTAACAAGTCCAACTCTGGCAAACTGTTGTCCGGTTACAAAGTCTGGGTTTGAATCATCATTTTCAATGCGAGAATAAACTAGAACTCTAGTTGCACCCAATTCACGATAAATGTCTGCACCATGTCCACCTTGAGGAGGTATGATAACATTAAATACAGCATCAGTACTACCAGAAGTGTTAGTAATACCAGAAGATGCTAAATCCACTGTTCCGTAAGTATATCCATCACCACCTTGCGTAACACTAACTGACTCAATTTGTCCGGAAGCATTAACCGTTACAGAACACTTAGCATTATTGCCATTTCCATTAACAGGAACATTGGTGTAAGTAGCAGCATTACCATAACCAGCACCTCTATTCGTAATAACGATATTCTTTAGAAGGTTACCAGAAAGGGCAGCATTACCTCTTACAGCAGTAATATTCGCATCAGTAGTAGTCATCCAATCATTAGGGACTGGAATGAAATTAGTTGATTCAAATTTAACAAGATCTCCTGGGTTAATAGTATAGAGATACTTCCAAAGATAACCATCACCACTAGTACCAGCAGCTTTTGGTTCCAAATCTGTGTGAAGAGGTTCATCAAGAGATGGTTTACCTAGTAAGTTATCTGGGTCGTAACCATTAGCAATACAGATGTAAACTCTGTAATCACTATTCATTACATAGTAATTTGCGCCATATAAGTTAGAAGCACCAGTTTGTCCAGCTGTCTTACTTCTACTATAATCATCTCTATAATAATCGTAAGTTGTACCAGATGTCCAACTTAGTTTTCTTATAACTCTTTTTACATCACCAGCATTGATTTTTTTCAACGCTAGCATAGTATCCCAATATCTATCTTCTTCTAAAAAAGAATCTTTTGGATCAGGTACATTACTATCCCAATCTGACTGAACATCAGTTGCATTGGGAAGATTAATAAAACTATAATAACTATTAGTAGTCGTAGTAATGCCTGCTGCAAAATTAGCGGCATTCAAGACCCTCAATTGATCTGTTATAATAGCAGACATTTTTAGACTTTTTTCTTTATTTAGTAAGAACGCTTAACGTTTTTAATTCTTCTAATCACAGGAGCAGTTGATAGTCCTGTAATACCGTCACTAGTAACGACACTAAATGAACCAGCATCACTATCTCTAGTGACTCCAGTTAACTTACCGAAGCTATATTCCCCATAATGTGAACTAGAACCGAATGATATATTATCAGTAGAAGAAACACTAACAGTTACCTGAATAAGTGTTGTTGAACCTACTCCAGTACCTAAAGCACTAGTAACTCCAACATAAGTACTTATACCTCCTGGAACATCAGTTACTGCATATCCAATAGTTTGAGCACGATATATGTTATTTAAGAAGGAAGTTCCAATACCAACTGTGCTGGTACCATTCGCATCCTCATAAGAAGTAACACCATCACCTTCATTAGTATTAAATACGTAGAAGAAATCACCTGCCTCTATTTGAGTTACTGTAACAGCAGTACCTACTTTTGCAGTCTCTCTCATCATATCATTAACCATGATATCAAATACAAGTCCTGTTGTTGCAGTTCCAACAGTGGTTGCGGCCACACAAGTAATATAACCAAAATCACCAGTCATTACAGGAGTACCGAGAGTATCAGCAAGTCCTGTAGGTTGTCCAATAAGAACCATTGGAACAGTTGTATTAGTATATCCAACACCAGCGTTATCAACAGTTAAAGTGTTAACTGTTCCAGCAGCACTTACAGTTGCAGTTGCTGTTGAAAGTGTAGTTATACCAAAGTAAGTACTAATAGAAACAGTAGGTGCAATGGTATATCCCATACCTGTTGCTGTTAGATCCAAACTTATTGTTCCTGTATCAGAAACAATTGCAGTAGCAGCAGCGGCAATCTTAGGTCCATCTTGATCAACAATATCCAGATTCAATTCAGCACCAGTATATCCTTCCTCACTATCATCAAATAATGGACGAATACTCTGAACAAATATTGTAGTAGATGCTATACCAACATTTTGAATTATTCTAGTAACAGGAGTAATCATTGACTCATCAATAATCCTTCCCTTAGAAACATATACACCATCAACAACTATATCATCCTTTTGCTTAGTCCAACTTATAGGACGCTCAAGTGCAGTATCAGTAGTAATACCAGGTCCAAAATACTGAACTGTTTTAAATTTATCAGAAGTTTGAATACCACTAACAATACGTTGAGTTTGATCTAATCCAAATGTATTTGCTCGCACAGCTTCATCACGAAGACGTACTTTATCACCTTTTTTAATAGTTTCAACAATATCAACGAATACAGAGTCTGCTGCAGAACCTTTGAAGTAATATACCTTTAAAGTATCACCTTCTTTAGGTGCTTCGAGGAAATCAATAACACTACCACCCTTAAATTCAAAAGAAACTCCAGGATCTTGTAAAATATCATTGATGAAGATAATTAAGTTATCTTGAATCCTAATTGGCGAACCTTTAGCAGATCTAAGTGAAACAGGAACTCCTGATTTAGTGATAGTAAAGGACTTTGTAACACTATTAAAGAATGTGCTAAAATCATCCAAAACTTCCAATTGTCCAAATGTCCAACCAGTGAAACTATCATCATGAACAGATTCGATAATAACTTGGAAATCTTTGAAATTAGCGGAAGTTCCAGTTGTTGGAATTCCAGTAAATGATGCCGTATTAGCAGGAACTGTTAATACATCACCGATTGCATAATTACGTCCGGTATTAACAATACTGAATTGAGTTACACTATTACCCAATCCAACAGTGATATCAACAGTCGCATTAACTCCACTTGTAGTAGAACCTCCTGCGGCAACTAAAGGAATATTCTCATATCCAGTAGGTGCATCAATAAAGACTTTAGGTGGATTTGTGAAGGTATATCCAGCAGAAACACCATCTGTAACACCAATACTTACAATATAACCATTTTCAACAACAGCAGTACCAATAGAGACGATATTAGGATATCCAGTAGCACCAGAAGTTCCAACTCCGACGTATACTGTCTGAATACCAATTCTATAACCACTACCACTGTTCCCGATTGATATAGAGGAAATAGTTCCCAATCCAGAAACATTAGCAGTACCACCTGCAGCAACTAATGGTTGATAACCCATTCCTTCAGAAGAACCAACATTAACAAGAACACCACCTCTAGGAACGGTTCCAGCATTCAAATCTGATGCTACAGAAGAACCAGTTCCCGTAAATGTAATATCAGTCTGACTACCACTCTCTAATAAAGTATAATCAACATCTGGGCCCTGGAAAATCTCATTTAAGAGAATTACGCCATTATTAGTCGAGAATCCAACAATATTAGAAGTGTCCTGTGTAAGAGTAAATGTCTTACCCACACCAGTGAAATCTTTCGAAAGTGAATCAAATAGATAGTTATCTTCATAAGCAACTGTATCACCTGATTCTGCTGTTCTAATAAAGACTCTTCCTTGGAAAGTGGAACGAGTTGTTAGTCCAGCAATACCTTCTTCACCATAAGGAGGTTCTACAAAGTTAAGTGAATTTCCAAGAATTGTATAATTTCCATCATACTTAGTAATAACAGCACCTGAAGTATGAATACCGCCATCACTTCCTAACCAACCTCTATCAACAAGTAATTGATCAGAAAGTACATAACCTGTAGACTTAACCCTCATAAATTCTTCATCAATCTTGATTAAGTCGCCACCAACCATAGATCCAATGCCAGTAATCTGAGCATTCACCTGGGTGGCATTCATAGTGCTAACCAATCCGACAGTAACACCAGTAGATACAATAGGTGACTGAATATTATTATCAAGAGCAATCAATGCCTTAGTATTCTGCTTGTGACATGTAATTGTGTGACTATTGCCAGTTCCAACAGTGGTAAATCCAAGAGTTGTTGGTGGAGTGGCAAGAGCATCAGATGCAGTGGGTGATAATCTGATTAAATCTTCGCTAAGTTTTACAGCGTAGATAGTAGTTCCAATAACACCACCAGATGTAGAAATACCAGTTCCATCGTATGCATATGTTAATTTCTCACCAGTAATTAAGAAGTGATCTGGTATTTGAAGAGTATTTGCATTAATATCAACAACTGTAGTATCCTCTTCAGGATCCCATACCTTCTTGAAGATTGGCCTATTTCTATGAGTAAGATTAAAGTTACGAGCAACGACAGCAAGAGTACCAGAATAAGTACCCTCTCCACAACGTAATTGTCCTATTGAATTTTCTGTTCCGATCCCAATAGTAGTAATACCAACCGAACTTCTTTGATTCTCTACAGTTTTACCATACGCTCTAACCTTAGTGGCGATACTAGCATTAGGAGTAAAGTAGAGACAGAACTTACCACCAGAATATCCAGCACCAACTGTACCTAATCCAGCAGGTTCAATGAATGGATCGTCTGAATAGGATAATACTTCTCCATAACCAGTATAATATGTTACCGCCTCTATACCATCACTAGATTGAGAAAGGAGATATTCTGTTATTGAAGACTTATTATTTGTAGTATCTTCAACACCAACAATGAAGGAAGCACCTTCATATTCGGTACTGGTAAATCCACAAATATAATTCTGCCCAGGAGTACCAGAAGCAGAAATAGATGTGTAGAAGGACTCCATCATACCTTCTAATAATGTAGTTGTACCAACACCAGTTGCAGTTGCACTTAACTCAGTATCAACAATTTTAACTGCACATACAGTACTTACACCAGAATTTGGAGTAAAGTTAAGATTAAGTTGTGTTCCTGCTGTTTCTATACCAAATGTTCCAATTTGTCCACCAGTACAGAATTCACCATAGTCAACCCATCCAGTACCAGAATCACCATTTTGTCTATCATGAATAATACTAATTTCGTTAAATTGATGTGTACTAATACCTTCAGTTGTTTGTGTAACTTCAACAATTAATTTATTACCAGCAGAAGCAGATGTACTAATTCCATATACAGATTTAGCTGCTCCAACAGAAGTTGTAGTTGTAATTCCAGTAATTGTAACAAGTTCACCTATGGATGTTGAACCCATTCCAACTTGGCCACCAGTTTGAATTCCTGTCCAATTATTAATATCAAGAGAAATAAAGTCAATTACATAATTATTCAATTCATACTTAACTGGGTGGAAAGAGACATTCCCATAAGCACCACTAAAGGCGAAATCAAAGGATCCTAAGTATCCTTGACTATCAATACTATACTGCTGAATATATGAATTGGTTCCATCATTAACAAGATTAAAGAAACCAGTTTGAGTTTCTCCAGTATAACGAGTATCTTTTACATGATAAAAATATCTATTACTTGTAAATAATTGTTTTGTTACAGAGTCAAATACTTCAAATGGGTCAGTTCGTGGCTTACTAGAGAATAAATCACCTACATCATCAATTGAGAGAACCCTATTAGTTCTTGCTTCCTCATAATCAGTAAGAATTTTATTCTCTAAAACAATTTCTTTTGAAACCGTTATCTGATTTTCACTGCTTATACCAGCAACTTCAACACTTAATTCTGTAGCAATATCATAATCTAAAACTGTATCTACATCCCTTACTGATGATAAATCAACGGTAAGCGATACTTCCTGATCAGAAGCAGCGTTTGCAGCTGCAGCACCTCTACCTGGAGATGGGAAACCAGAACCAGTAGTACCATAAGCACCATCACCCTGTTCATCAGCAGTGGTGGGTCTACCATCAAATGATTCAAGTTCCATATCAGAGAACTTCTTAAATCCACTGGTATGAGTGAGTTCTCCAACTACATCTTTCCAATTAGCGTACTGAACTGGTGACTTAACGGAATAAGCAAATGACTGGTAATAATCATTATCAGCAATTCTTTGTCCTGAATCATTAAGGAATCCAGTTACTTCATGGAATCCTTTTTTCTGTTCTACGAGAGGTCCAACATCAAAAGTAGATTCAAAGGATTCAACTGATTGAATAAATCCAACCTGATTTGATGAACCACCTTCAATTTGCTTACCTGCTTCAAATACATCAGATGTAGCAACTCTAAGGGTATTATTATTTTTATTCCATCCAATTACCGTACCAGTTTTAGTACCAGTAAGTGTTTCTTGAGTAATTTTCTCTTTAATACTAAAATCACCTTTTCTAGTAACTGGCATAAATCCAGGGAAATGTTTTTCTGGTATTACACGCCCTGCTGAATTATCTGGATTAAACTCTCCAGGGTTATCATTTTCTAGTATAAAAGTAACCGTTGGATCTGCTCCACCATAGTTTGGAGTAACAGAATTTAGTGTAAAGAGATTATAATTATACTCACTTGAATTATAACCAAATCCAGTCGTAGCAATACCAACACCTTCAACTAAAACCTTGTCTCCAACAGCAAATGGGAAATCTTGTCCCACAGAGAAATCAGTATCAAGAGTAAGTTCAACAGTTGCAGATGTTGTTGTAAATCCAACAGTTTCAATACCAACACCATTAGTATTATGAATAGGTATTATGGTAGGTTTTGGATCTTGAAGTCTCTTCGTATTTTTAACAATAATAACACTAGAAACACCTACAGAACCACTAATTTCCGTTTTGATGTCCATCTCATCAAGAATTATGTCACTAACCCTATCTTTAACAATTAATTTTGGTGCAATCGAATAATTCTTTCCACCCGAACTTAATCCAATATGATCTAAAGTTCTAAATCTATCAATCTTAAAGAGACTTGGTAATGCTCCTGTAGGCCGTAATGTTTGATCGTATGGTAATTCATAACCAGGATTAGTAATTTGAGTAGTTTTAACTTTTCCAATGCTATCACTTTCAACTCTTAATAAAGCACCATCCCCATAAGTTGTAGAAGCAGTGCCAGTATATTTCCTACTAATAGTAGATATTCCAGGAATACTCTTATATCCCTGTCCCTTATTGGTTATCTTAATATCTGCAATTGGTCCTAAAGCACCTGCCGAATTTGTTTCATAAGACATCCTAGAAGTAACATCTATATATGAAGCACATTCTGGTTCATTTGGAACATTATAAGTAAAAGATGTCGAGCCCAATGAAGATATCTTAAAATTACCATCATAAAGAGAATCAACTAATCTAATAGTATTGTAATTTTGAACAGTCTTATCAACAAGTATTTCAGATTGAACTATAGTAATTCTGTCTGGATTAATGGGAGTTAAATTATAATAAAGAAGTTCTGGAGTTTTAAGATTTGTTTGTAAAAATACCTTACCTCCACTTATTCCCACATTACCACTAGTCGTAACATCAAATTCATCTGCAGTCTCAGTAAGGAACTCATGTTTAAAGTCTTGATCTCTATAGAAATTAACTGCAAATGCAGAGTAAGTTGTTCCACCTGATACATTCCCTAATGAACTATCAGCCACGTTGAATTCTAATTTGTGTCCCCTAGTTAAAGTAATTACTGGATTAACTGGAAGTAAAGAATGTGTTACATCAGCACCAGCAGTAGAAGTTAATCCTATTGGAAGAGGATATTGAATTGTAGAATTATAGTAATTTGATGCTAATTTTAATGAATCAGCATCTACCTTGATAACATAATAAGACGTATTATTAGTTAAACCACCTACTGCACCTACTGATTCATATATTACCTTATCACCTGTATTAAGTTTATGATTAGTAATAGAAAGTGCATTACTAGATGTATTAATTCCCGCCTGACTAAATGTTGATAATCCTACTGTAGTCTTTCTATTATAATCACTATACTTAACCGTATAAGCTGATGTAATGCCAGGTAGAACATCCAAAAATACAGTATCACCTACTCCAAGTCCATGTGCAGTTGTTGCAGTTGATGTAACAACTACTTTCTCTAGGATACCAGTAAGTTGTGTATCTGTAGTAGTTAATGCATGAGTTACACCTGTTCCAACAGAATGTAAATAAAGTTGCTCTGCTACGGTAGCGCCAGTACCAACAAATATACCAGTAGAACCCATTCCAACTGGCATTGATGTCACTCCAACCAAATCTCT